CGTTGTCTGGATCGGTCACAATCGGGTGCGAGATCGCTGTACCTTGGGCTGTATTGAGTTGCGGATTGTCCAGGCGGTAGGACCCCAGCAGCTGCGACAGGAACACCACCAGCGTCTTCTCAAGGTCGAACGCCGAGTGCGTGCGAATCCCCAGATCGTTCTCCGGTTTTGTGATTGGTGTCGGTGCGCCCATTACAGTTTTCCGAGCAAAAGCAGGATGACAATGATGATGAGGATCACGCCGAGGATCCCGCTCGGACCGTAGCCCCAGCTGGAGCTATAACCCCAGCGCGGCACAGCGCCGATCAGGAGCAAAATCAAGATGATGACGAGAATCGTGCCCATAGGCTACAAAGCTGGTTTCAGAATTTTGATGCCGATGATGATGAACAAAATCAGAATGACGACGTTATTGAATCGAGGCGCATACTGCCAGGTTGTGGTCGGAACGAACGCTCCGATCGCAGCGAGAAGCAGCAACACCCAGTAGATGATGACGAGCAGCCCGGGACTGCCGCCGCTATTGGCTTGAGCGATTAAAAGTGCGAGTTGGTTCATGGTTTACCTCCTGCTTGGGTCATTACCCGTTTCAGTTCGTGGTCGATCCTCTTATCCAGAGTGTCGCCCATTTCCTTGATGACCGCCGGACCGACCGCTGGCTGGCTGGCCATGATCGGCGCGCCGATGGTTAAAAGTTTGTTGATTGGCAGACGCGGACGCCCGCGCCTGATGAACAGTTGCTTTATGGCGCGAAACCCGCCTGGAATGATGCGGCCACCGCTTTTGCGCACTTGCGCGAACACCGGCCGTCCGCGTGTGCCGCCTTTGGTCTTGAACTTGACCAGATCCAGCATGCCGTCGCGCACCATCACTTGGCCGTGTGGATCGGTGGTGCCACTGGCCCGCGTGACTGCTACCGGAATGTCTTTTGCCCTGATGACGTACTCTTTCCGGATCTCGCGTTTGACCGTGGTTCTGCCCTTGGCGAGAGCGCGATTGATCGCTGGCGCCATGACTTTTTGCACGCCTTTCTCGATGCCGAACAGACTGCTGGTCAGCTTCTCTATCTGGTCGGAATGAACGTTGAGGACTAGCATCAGTTCCTTCCGTACAAACTGGGTTGCGACCGCGAGGCCGACAAGCTTAAAGCGTAGCAACTCTCTTCGTCGGTGCAGTCCAGCACTTCCCACGGCTGGTTAGCGGGCGAGTAGATCAACTCACCCGCTAACGGGGCACGTGGGAGATTCTTGTGCTCGATGTAGCAGCGAACGTCTCCCATGAAAACACCGTGAACGCTCACCACTGGATCCTGTTTGACCGCATCCTTGTCCCACACCACAAAGGCGCGGAACACCGTGAACCCGCCCTGGCCATTACTGATCCGGAACTCGCGCTCGGTAGCGAACTCACGCGGATTCATGAAGATCCGCTTCAAGTCCGGAACGAACTGGTCGCGCAATGCCATTGGTTGGGTTGGTTGGTCGTCCTGTTTTCAGGATAACGCTCTATTCCTGGTCTTTTTCCTCCAGTGCTTTGATGATGTCAGTCTTGTTCCAGCTGGGCTTCAGTTCCACACCGCGCTCGTCAGCGATCTCTTTCAATTCGGCTACCGTGTGGCGCTCATAACCTCTGTTGAGATCCTCTTCTTCTTCCGGTCGCTTGGGCCCTTGCTCTCGCGCTCTCTCTGCCGCCTTCAGTCCCTCTTCACCCAGCTGCGGTTGTGGCTGATTGGGGTCTTCAGGCTCGAAGTATGGCTGCGGATCCGCCAGACCGTTGCCGTTTTCGCGGGCAAATGGTCCGCCACCGCCAGCGAGTGCTTCCACGATCCGGAACCCGAGGACATCCGCGGGCATCGGGAGTGGCAGACTGGTCAACCGATAGAACAGCGTGCCGTCCTCTTCATCACCGTAAACGAACGGGATCCGAGCCGTTTGGTAGGTCACAAAGCGCCGCGCTTTGGCGTCTTCCAGTTGAGTGAACGCGCCGTAAACGATCTTGTTTTGCACGTTGGTGGATCCAAGGAACACCAGCGGATCGGGCAACATCGGGAACAAAGTGCCGGCGTCGTCCTCGAAGTACTCCGCATAGTGGTAGAGCTCCAGCCCCGGCACGATCCCAAACCTGATCACCGCATCGCTTTGGATGATTGGCGCAATGAAGCCCAGTTCGTAGCGGCGGTTGTCCAGGTAGGTTTTGACGTTCGGATTGGAGATGAACGCATCTTTCGCGGTGCTTCCGAAGAGAGCGATGTTGGGCGAGATGCCGCTGTCTTTCAGGACGGCAAGACGCGCTTTTTCAAGGTCGCCCAGCGGATCGGCCGTTGCAGGCGTAGTGTCCCACTTGTTGGTGACAACGTAGTGGTTGTTGGCGTTGGCTGCAGGGATGCCGTACTCGAGGAAGTTGATGACTTGCGTGTAGCCGTTTTCGGCCGTCACGGTGAGGCCACCATTGAACAGAGTCTGTCGGCACATCCATTCTTCACGGCGCGTAATCGCGTTGTCGAGGAACTCGCTGTCTTCAGCGATGAGTTCGGCCGCACGATCGGCAGCTGTGGTCCCTGAATAGATCGTCTCGCCCGGTAGCCGTGCTTCGAGATCTGGGGTCCGCAGTGCGCGTACAGGGGCTATTCTGGGCGCACGGAAGAACCGTGTCTCGTAGCCCTGACGCTCCATGACTTTGCCACCGATCAGCGGTGCCACAAATGGAGCCATTTTCCGGCGACCGCGCCTGAAATCGAACTCGACTAGTGTAGTCGGCGGGAAATCGCGGCCACCGAAAAAGGTGTCACGCAAGAAGGTGTGGACCAGCGGGCCTCCTTCAAAAGCTGCCAGCAGCGTCCTTGGTTCGTAATTGGGGTCAATATTTGACATAGGTTGGGTTTCCTTGGGTTGGTGAGGTTGCGGCTACGGGCTGAAAGCACCAGTTGGCACCGATGGATCCAGGAAGATGTTTAGATCGCGCAAACGCTGAATCGCGGCTGCGGAAAGCGGAGTTGGGCTGCTGCCCTGGCTCCACGCATTGGCGTAATGAATCTGGCGCTGATTGAACGAGCCGCCCAGAGCGACAAGAACCGTCCTGTCGGTGGGGTTGGCAATGTCAATGGCGAGATCCACGATTATGCCACCCAAAACGGCGTCATCCGCTATGAGAGCGGGCAACACCACCTGTGCGGTAGCATCGAATTTGATGAGGAAGCCCGGTAGCATCTTGGCGAGCACCTCCGGCGCTGCGTCCGTGAACGGGAACCGCTGGACCTTCCAGTCCGGATCGTCGTCATGGGAAAGCAGGTTGTAAAAGAAGTTTTGGCCTTTTACTGACATGGTGTGTTTTCCTTTCGGGTTGGTTGGTTTAGTTGCGGCTGTTGCCGTGGTTCATCACCAGGCGCGAGCGGTTTCCCAACTTCCTGCGCGCTGCCACTTTCTGGCGCAGAACATTGGCAAAATCGTTGTCGTCACCGGACGGTGAGCCGTCAGCTGGCGGTACGCGGTCCAGTTCTGCGGCATCGCTCATCCGGTTAGTGCGCCTGTTGGCCTTGTCCATGGCCGTGATGCACGCCTCGTAGATGTCGCCTGGCTGTTTGCCGTCTTTGATCGCCGCCTCAACAATGGCGTGAGTAGCCGCACGATCCAGCTTCTGCAGATTGGTTACGCGCTCGCGTTCCTCTCTGCGGCCGCGCTCGAGATCTGTCTCGTTCGTGGGCGGTGTCGGTGCCGTGGGCGGCGGTGGCGGCGGTGTGGGCGCAGTCGGCGGCGGTGGCGGCGGTGTGGGTGGAGTTACCGTGGGCGGCGGTGGTGGTGCCGGAGGCGTTGCTGACCCCGGCGGATCGCCCGTTGCTGTCGGATTTGTTGGGTTTGTGTTCATGTTTGTTGGTTGGGTTGTGGCGTTGAACGCCGGGACATTACGAAAGCGTGACAGATCGAACTCGACACCGTTGAACATGGCGCGATTGTGGCCAACGATGGCAGCGGCTTTGACTACGCCGCGGACTTCATCGGCAAAACCTTTCTCCACCGCAGTCTGAGGGTCGAACCACGATTCGGCTTCAAGCAATGAGCGGATCTCGTCGCGCTCCAGCTTGGTGCGCTTGGAATAGACGTTGATCAGCGATTCGGTGACGGTGTCCAGCGCGCCAGCCATGTGCCGCATATCGCTGGCGTTGCCCATGACGATGCCGCCTGGCATGTGGATCATGATGGTGGCATTGGCGCGAATGTAGATCTTGTGACCCACCATGGCCACCAGACTCGCGGCGCTAGCCGCCAAGCCGTCCACGTAAACGATCTTCTGGCTGGAGTGATCGGCCAGCCGCGAGTAAATCGCGCTCGCTTCGAACAAACTGCCACCAGGCGAATTGATGTGGATATCCAGACGTTTGACCGACTTCGGCAACGCTGCCAGATCACGCGCAAACGCTTTGGCGCTCACGTCGCCCATGTCTTCCCAGTCACCGATCGGCGCGAAGATCAGGAGCTCCGCATCCTCCGGCTCGTCCGCTCCAGCTGCCATTTGGAACCTGTAAAACGCTGTTGGTGTGTTCATCGTCCGATTGTTATGCCGCTTGAACCCGAGGCGATAGCAGAACGCAACTCGGCGTTGGTCCTGGCCTTGGGCTTGGGCGGCGGTGGTTGTGCTGGCGCAGGCGGCGTGCCTGGCGCTGGCGGGGTTGGTGTGCCTGGTGGCGGCTGTGGTTCGGCTGGTGCTGGGGCCGCGAATGTCCCGCGCTGTGGGCGATAGGGCGGGTAGATCAATCCAGCCTCGTCAAATTCATCCTGCTCACGCGACTGTTGCCTGATGTTGTCGCGGTAGTTTGAGCCGTTCAACTCCATGCTCTCGCGCTCGATGGTGGAGAAGCCGCACTGGACTTTCTTGTCGGCCGCTTCCACTTCTTTCTGCGGATCCAACGATCCAGCACTTGCTCCAGTCCAGATGCACCGGAGCAAGGCACGCCGAACCAAAGGATCTTCGATGTCGCCCTTGAAGCGCTCGATCCGGTCCAGGCTGACAGCATCCAGCAGCCACTCTTCATAAGTGGGCTGGCAAAACTGGCTGACCACTATGCCGCGGTATTTGCGCACGCGCTTCCAGAAGTCCAATTGCGCGGCGCGAGAAGCGCTGTAGCTGGAGTTGTACTGCTTGAGCAGGACTTCATACGGGATGCCCAGAGCGGCCCCGATGAACTTGGCCACCGAAATTGTGAACTCTCCGAAAGTGGCTGGCGGCTGTGTGGGCGACGAAAACTCCACTTTGTGACCCGGCCGCATGAAGTTCACGATGCCCGGGCCCAGCTGCACGTTGTACGGGTTCAGGTCGAAGATCTCCTTTTTTTGCTGCTCGGTCAGGAGGTTTTCGAAGATGTTTGGATCCGGAAACTCTGAGGTGATGAACGCCGTGAAATAGCTCTGGATGACCGCGCCCAAGACCGTGGCGTCAACGTAGCGGCCGATCTGTTTCAACAGTTCAATGCAGACACTGAGGATCGGCACACCGCGGCGCTGTTCCGGTCTCTCGGGCCGCATTAACAGCACCATGTTGCGCCGACCTGTCAGCTTCCCGAACGGCTCGATCCGGATGGTGTTGCCGATGGGAATCGGGTACCCGGAGATCCATTGCGTGGCCAGTGGGTGCGTCTCGCTGATGTGGTAGGCGGACAATTCGCCTTGCTTGTTCAGTTCGACGCCAGTGAAGAGGTTGACATGGGGCGGCAGAATGGGCGGATTCTTGATCCGGTCCGCTTCCAGGATCCGCAACCGGAAGTCGAAAAAAGTGTTGTCCCTTGGCTTGAGGGGAAAGAGAACGGGGCAGTCGCCACTGAGCAGCATGGACGTGAACGCCACGCTTTGCAGTGTCGGGAACGCGTGCTTGGCTTCGTAGTCGCACTCGCGTGGATCGTTGCTCCACCACTCGAACTTGTCCGCGATCTCCTTGCGCAGATCGGTGGTCTCCGTTTCGCTCAGCCCGAGCGCTTCACCGTCGCAGTTCGGTGCAGGCGTCAACCCTTCCCCGATGACGTTGGTGTCCAGCGCTTCAATGGCGCCGGCCGCAAGCGGGATCCCCATGAAAGCGTCACGCGAGCGTTCGCGCAGGATTTGAACGTTCCAGCCGATGTCTTTATCGGCATCGCCACCTCTCCAGAGCCAGCCAAGCAAACTGTTCTTCTGCAGATTCGCTCCGTAGTTGGCATAGCCAGTGCCACCGAAGATTGGTCCGAGCAAATGTGCTCTGGTTTCATTGGAGATTCTGGATGCTTTCCCATTCAAAATCTGGCCGCTGGCGTCTAAAAGCACGCCTTGAGGCAGTCTGGAGCTGCCATTGCCGTTAATCGTGGCGGTGCTCATAGATCACGCGGGACAACGCGCATGGCTGTGTCGCGTCCGGTCACAGAACTCGGGAGCCCATCTGTGCCGCAGTAGAGTTTGACCATCTCGTTCCAGTAGGCCACGGATCCGACTTGATCGCCTGGTGTCATGTAATCGACCGAGCGCGAGCCGATCCGGTAACCCTTGACACCACTGGAGGTGGCGTTCATTCCCTCCAGCGCGTTCAGTAAACCCGCTTGCGCCCATGGGCACGTGAACGGCTCGAGCACAGTACCGTTCTCATCGACAATTCGAGGTGCTGGAACGGCTTGTGATTCGGGCATCAGTCGGCAGGTTATCCTGAAAACAGGATAACGCTCAAGCCGCCCGAATAAAATACTCAGGAAATTGCTTGCAGAAGCACGGGGTTTTCACGTAAGATTCTGGGCATGGGATCTCGCCACCGCGGTCGTCCTCGGCTGAACAACGTGCGGATCGAATGCATGGTGCCGCGCACCGTCCTTGCAGCACTGGTTAAACGCGAGCAGGAAAGCGGTCAGTATCGCACCAGGATCGCCGCTGGCGTGTTGTGCCACTGGGCCCAAGGATCCCGGTCGCAGACTAACGCAACGGCCCGTTCTGGGCTCCAAACGAAGAACCACCAGTTTTAGGCTTGGCGGTGCCAGCGGTTTCGACCAGTGCGCTGCCTACCGCACCAAACTTCGAGTCCTTGGGGTCGATGTCTTTGGGCGCTTCGTAGTAGTCGGGTTTCATGTCGTCCAGGCGGATCCCGGTCATCGGGAGCGCCACGCCAGCCAGCGCATAATTGCGGCAGTCAAACGGCTCGTTGCGCTGGGAGAGGCGCTTGATCCAGATGTAGGTCTTGAACCCGTGCTTGGCTTTTACGATCCTGCTCTCAGCCGTCAGGCCTTTGAAGTATTCTTCGTCATAGCCGCGGTCCGGCTCACCGTTGGCCAGCTTCGGGTAGTGACAGTAGCCAGGCCCGAACTTGGGCACTTTCAGGCGGTTGACGATCTCTTCTTTTCCGCTGTCCACACCGAGGGTTTGCAGGCGTGCACGGTTGGATTTGGTGAGTGTGCCAGCGCCTTTGATGAACGGCTTGCCCAAGCCGCCTTCACCACGGACGGCTATGGCCCGAGGCTGGCGCGGTTTGGTGTAATGATAGACGTGATCGGAAGCGTAGTTGGAGTCCACACACATCTTGCGGATCCGCATTTTGCGGTTGTTCCACGTCGTGAACAAGCGCCGATAGACCGCTTCATCCAGCAGTTTCCACACGTCGTCCTCCAATGGATCGCCGTCCAGGATCCCGTACTCGATGCCCCAGCTTTCGCGCCCTTTGCCCCAGCCAACAATCTCGTAATTGAGTTGACGCTCGCCCACGTCCACGCCAGCAGTCAGGCATAGCACGCCTTCGGGCACTTCCGCCTTGTAAATTTCACGCCTGAACTTGTACAGGTCGATGTTGACTTTATCGCCAGTGTCTTCGTGGAGGATTCCCAGCCGCGTGTTCCGGAACGCTTTGAGCGGTTCAACGTCGCCTTCTTCATTGGCTTTGGCGGCACGGATGAACTCCAGCTGGAGCAGTTCCCATTCGATCCATGGGTTGTAGAGGCCGGAGAGGTAGAAGCCGCGGATGTCAACTTTGCGGCCGCGTTCGTCAATGGGCCGATGTGCGCGCCACGCACCTGTCCCCAGCAACCACTGGAACTTGGGGAAATATCCGGCGCAACCGCTGCCAAGACAGCGGTGCAACGCCACTTCACCGAACTGGATCCGGTCCCAGCTGAGCATCTGGTATAGCCCGCAACTTGGACACGGCAGGTACCAGTATTCGCACGTCGATTCACCCATCTCGCGCTCGATGTGGCTGACACCCTTGATGCCTGGACTGGAAACGATGACAATCTTGCGATTCCAGAATGCGCTGGTACGGGCGATTGACAGCTGGAGCGGGTTGCCTTCGGTTCCGGCCGACGCCGGATAGCGGTCAACATCGTCAAGCAAGACCACGCGCACGGGGCGACCGGACAAGCTGGCAGCGGAGTTGGCACCGCCGATCACCACGAAGCCGCCGTGGAACGCTTTACGGCGGAGGGTGTTGGCGCTGGAACGCGAGCGCGGATCACCGATCAGCTCGTTGAGGACTGGCGTGTCCCGGATCATTGGAGCCAGCCGATCGGTGGAAAACGCTTCGGCCATCTCGATTGTCGGCTGGACTACCAGGATCGGGCACGGGTCCTGGTGGATGTAGTAGCCGACAGAGTTGAGGATTGCCGCGTCGGTGATGCCCAGCTGTGACGCTTTCTGGATGCAGACACGCGGCACCAGCGGATCGCTGATCGCGTCCATGATCTCTTGCTCGTACGGCGCCTTGGCGGTCACCCATGCACCGGGCTCTGCGCTCGATTCCGGCGACAGGATCCGGTACGTGTCCGCCCAGTGACTGAGCGACATGCGGCTGGGCGGGCGACAGCCTACTTCCCAAGTCGGCTCAATGGCCGAATACGCGCTGGCTAATTCTTCTGCGCGTTGTTTAAGCCATGGTGATATCACTCACGCCGACTCCCGCCACCGTTGGCACTCTGTCCACCACGCAAATAGGCACGGTTCTTGGCCGCAAACATCCTGCGGTTGAAGTCCGACAGTTCTTTCAACGTGGCTTCGATCTCTTTGTAGATGAGATCGTAGATCCGCTGGAACTCGGTCACGCCGACAATCAGCCGCGTCACACGGCTCGGGATGGCCAGTAGTCGCGCCTTGGCCGAAGTAAGCATGTTGGTGAGCACGAAGTTGATATCTTCGCTCCGATGCAACTGGCCCTTGTAAAGCTTCAATTCCAGTTCACTGCGTTCGGCGTCGGCGGCGGTCCGCCTGTTTCGCAACATTGTGTATTCGGCTTCGCTGGTGTCGTCCAGTTGCTGGGTCTTGCGCCGGAGATAGCGAATATAGGCGATGTTGTTGGCATAAAGTTCGTAGCGACCGCGCACTTCATGGCCGTTTTCATCCCGCGCCAGCGTCAAAATTCCTTCGGCTTGCAATCGGCGCACGTGCCGTGGCGTCATGTCGATGAACCGCGCCATTTGCGTAGTATCCGCCGTCAAATTCGCCTCGCGTGCCATGAGTCGAGCCTCTCATGTCCGCTTTTCCGCTGGCCTTGGCAAGCACTTTCGCTACGTGCCGCTCTGCGATGAGCGGACCGGACATCAATTCTCGGTTGGTCTGTGCCTAAACAAATTTCGGGGCTCTACGCGCCCGCAAAGAGCAGCGGCGTTAGAAGGACCCGGCAAGTCAGCTGGAAACTGGATGGTGATCGTTCGCGGAACGCACCACAGGAGTGCCCAGGATGGTCTATACGTCGTCCGAACGCCATGATCCTGTCGGCGCACGTCACGCGCTCGCGCAAGCGCGATATCAATGGCACAACTATGGCATTCTTATCACATTGAATTGGTTGCTGTTCTTTTGTCTTGCGTCTATTCGTTAGGTCTGTAGCGTGATGCGCATGGCACAACGAAAAGCGAAAGCGAGAGCGAACAATGCGGATCTCGGGTTAACAGGCGAGGGGGTGGCTCCACTCAAAATCAAGGAGCTAGATCGCCTTGCGGGATTGTACGTGCGGCACCGTGATGACCGGATCGAGGCGCTGCGAGATGAGGTGACTGCCAAGCAGAATCTGTTGGAGTCACTGCACGAGCACGCGGACCAGATCAAGTTGCCGGACGGCACGCTCGTCTATCACTATGACGAGATGCGAATCAGCGTGACACCAGGCAAGGAAAAGCTGAAGGTCGAGCCCTACGTCGAGGCGGAAGTGACTTAGCGTTTGCGCCTTGCGCTGGTTGATTATGGGAATGATCGTGCCGCCGCCAATGGATGCGCCACAGGAGCAATGGGACGTTTACACGCGCTACCATGATCGCCAGCGCAAGTTCTTGCTAGCAATATTGGTGGTCACAATACTGGTCCTGCTCGGACTTCTTAGCGTTTGCGCCGTGGCGCACGCTTGAATCCACCTGTGGCGTGGTAGAGGCGGACCTGCTTTTTGGTGAATACGCGCCCGCTCGGGCTGCGGTATTTGCCCTTGTTCGTCCCGCGAGTGATGCGTTTGAACGGCATTGGCTTAATGCGGCGCGGCCGCCTTCGCAAGGGGTGGCCGCACCGCGGATCCCTGTTGGCGAGTGTATGCTTGAAAAGGCGCTCCAGCAAGGCTAAATCTTGGGCCCATGAACTTGATGTTTCCGTCGAGCGGCAACGAGGAACAGGATGACGCTACGCGTGAAGATATCATCCGGACCGAGGCGCGACTGGACGATAACGTCTGCCCGAACGGTTGCGCGAGAATGAACTTTCTCTCCGATCACGAACGGGAATGTCCGATGTGCGGGTTTCAACAGTGGTCCAACGTTCCATTAAAGCGTGATCCATGACTCGGATCTCAGACTTTCGCGCTAACCCGCGCAACCCGCGCACGATCACTGGTCCACAGCTGGCGGCACTCAAAAAGGCGATGCTCGAGTTTGGCGATTTGAGCGGGTTAGTGGTCAACCGGAGAAGCGGGAACATGATCGGCGGACACCAGCGGGTGAAGATCTTGGGAGAATTGCCTGTGACGGTGACAAAACGCTTCGATCCGCCGACACCGCGTGGCACCGTGGCGGAAGGATTCGTGCAGTACGCGGGCGAGCGCTACGTCTATCGTGAAGTGATGTGGACCGATCGGCAGGAACAAACTGCCATGGTGGCTGCGAACAAGCACGGTGGAGATTTTGACGCTGATCTGGTCGGTGATCTGCTCATGGAACTGCGCGATGAGGGCTTCGACATGGAGTTGACCGGGTTTAACGGGTCGGAACTATCGCGGTTGCTCGATGACATCACTGCGGGCTCCACAGGCGCTGGCTCGGGGCAATCTGACGACATGCGCATCGTCCAGCTGCTTTTCAGCGTTGAAACGCTGCCCGTGTTCCTGGAGCGGATCCGGCAGCTGGGAGAATTGTTCGGCGTGGACGACGTTTCAACTTGCGTGTATCGGGCGATAGAAGAACTGCACTATGAGCGGGTCGAAAAAGCTGCATCGAAGGTGGTTGCTCACGCAAAACAGCGAGCTAGCCGTTGACGGCGTATTCAACTGGACGTTGCCGGCGTGGGCGATAAAGCTGGCTGACGGCCGCAAATTTAATGTTTGCCCCAATGCCGGGATCTGTGCCACGCTCTGTTACGCACGCAATGGCACCTACGCTTTTCCAGCGGTCCGAGCCGCACACGAACGCAACCTGCTTCTCGTCCTCGACCACTTGCCAGCGTGGGAGCGCCGGATGCAGCGTGAGCTACGGCATTCGCGCTACCGTGGACGGCACGTTCGGATCCATGATTCGGGCGACTTTTTTTCGGACAGCTACCTTGAAGCGTGGCTCCGCATTATGCGCCTATCTCCGTGGGCTACATTCTATGCATACACGAAAGAAGTTTCGCGCTTCAAACGCCTCGTTGAGCCGGATCCACCGCCGAACTTTTTGTGGATTTACTCACTCGGCGGCAAAGAGGACGTACTGATCGACCGGACACGAGATCGACACGCAGACGTGTTCCCGGACAAAGCTGCAGCGGTCGCAGCGGGCTATTTCAGTCAGGAGGCGAGTGATCTGTTCGCCATTTACAGCCCCAGCCATGTCGGGATCGTGGCGAACAATATTCCCACTTTCAAGCGCAAGCAGGGTGACTCCAGCTTCGGCCAGTTGCAAGTGGAACGGCAAAAAAAAGCTGGCGCACGGTAATCAACCGCACACCAGCAATTCTCCTCCACTTTACACCTTCGTCTGCCAACAATAGCCACTGCGAGCGGCCACTGTCAATTTAGAGAGCGGGACGTTTTATCTCTGCCACCGTCGCCGGACCAACAGCACGATGAGGATCAGGACGAGCGCGGTGGCGACTACGCCGAGCAAAATCAGGATCCAGGAAAGGTCGTCATGGAGCGTGCCGAGGGCTTGCAGCATGGCGTCGGTCTGCGCTTGCAGTTCGCTATTCATGGTGGGGTTTCCTTGGTGCGCCGTTGTTCCAGTTGTGCCATGTCATACACACTTTGTTCACGGACTGAATCGTAGATCTCGCGGAGCACGCTTTCAGGGACATTCTGTGACGGTAGCTCGGTTTCGGGCTTGTGCTCAAAATCGTCAGGGATCTTCCACGTTTTGACCAGGTTGTCCACAGCCGCCACGAATTGTGGGAAAGTCATCGCTCTCCCCATGCGTGATCGCTCCGGATCTTGTCGCGTGTGATCGCTATCAGGTCGCGGCGCGTTGCTGTACGAACTCGCAAGATTTGCCCGACGATCTCGACAAGCGTGCATCGGCGCGAGTAATAGCGGATTCCATATTTCGTTCCATGACACCTGATCTCGGCGTCAAAGTGGTCGCCTGGCCGGATATCGCTCAGCGGAATGTGGTGCTGGAACGTCATTTGGCCTCCGGTCTCGGTCTGCGAGTGATGATTTTGTCCGGGCACTCGGTCTCCAGCGCGTTGAAATTGCGCTTGATGTAGTCGCGGACCACCAAACGCGAGATATTGCGCGGTGTACATGCGTTGTCGAGTTGCCACAAGCCGTCTTCCCATAGCCAGAGCAAGTAGCTCGCTGGCACTTTCTCCATCGGTTTGCCGCTATGCGTCCCGAACGGCATCGGGTCCTGATCGGTTAGCGCCTTCATTTGGTGTTGGCCTCCTCCCATGCTTTGTAGATCGCTATGACCTTTGGATCCAGGCTTTGCGCTTCCACCCACGCCAGCCACAACTTGTTGTCACGCATCTGCCTGTCATCCGGTTGCACTGGCACGTAGTCGTAGCTGGTGATGATCGTCCGCCAGCCGTAGCGACGGCCGTTGCGCGTGCCGTCCATGAACGCAAAGACCATCCGGATCGGCTGGATCCGGTAAAGGTAAAGCGATTCGTGATCAGAAGCGCGGTCTTCCAAGCAGTTGAGAGCGTCCCACAGATCGTTGCCGCCTTCGTAACAGTGTGTCACCCGCAGGAAGAACGGTGCTCGTTCCAGTGAGAGATTGACGCCATGTGCTGGCCCATTGTGGAACGAGATCATTCTGCCACCTCGACTTTCGCCTTGGGCAACATCTCTTGCAGTATTTCACGCATCATTTCGGTGGCGTGCTCGCGTGCCTGCGGTGTGTCCGGCACGTTGAAGTGCTTGAGGATCGCTGGCACGTCGATGTGCAGGACGCCGTTGTCGTCAACGCTTACTCCAGCTGGATAGTTCATTGGTGCTTCTCCTTGTAAGCTGAGAGACATTCTTCACACGCACGATCCACAAATATGTGGAATCGGCTGTCAGTGTGGTAGCGATGCAGCAGGTTTTCTTCTGCTCGCGCTTTGCGAATAGCCTCGGTGATGATGCTTTCCAGCCGCTGGTGATGGAAGATCCGGGCATCGAATCCCGTCCAGTTCCGCAACAGGACGAAGAACTCATGGCTCGCAGCGGTGGCAATTGCGTCAATGATCTGGTCGCTTCGATCATCCCGGATATCGAGTGGTTTTGATGGCTGTGGCATTCAGTTGTCCTCCGGTCTTGGCAGCGGGTTGGCTTTGATGAAGTTTTCCAGCATGCGCACCACGTCCGCACGCTTGGCGTTTGAGGCGTACTCGCCGCTGAAGTCCTCTGGCGCGTCGAACGGGAAAGCGAACACCACAAAGCCGTAACCAGGCGGCAGCAGATTGTCGATCTGCCGTGCGATGTTCTGCATCCGGTACCGGACTTCCGCAGAGTGGCTTTTGTCCTGGCTCATGGATGCACCCCTCTCCAGCAGATGTAGCCGATCACAGCGGCCACTGTAAGTGCCACAAGCAACAGGAACAACCACGTCTGCCAGTTGAACCGCGGCTCGTTCGGCCACCACGTTTCTTTGGTGTAGTGAACGCTCTTGTGGCCCTCAACGTCATGGCACCGGACCACGCGCCCGTGGTGGATCCTGGTGGATGTGCACCGACGCTTATACGGCCCAAGCTGGCTGTAGATCGGTCTGTTAGGTGTTCGCATCATTGTGGTTCTCTCCTTTCTGCGGTGGCCATACTGCTTCGCAAAGCAGGATAAAACTGGTGTCAATATCCATGCTGTCACTGGTCCTCATGGCCTCGTAATCTTCGCGGTGCGCTTCACAGAATTTGACTGCCAGATCCGCGATTGGGAGCGTCTCGCGCTTGTTCCACTCATCGCGTGCGGCTTGTTCGTCGTGACAGGTACCGCACCCGCCACCGCAATCTTTGCAGTCCACGACAAACCCGCCAGTCAACGGTTCGACGCCAACGTTTGTGCTTCCACAAAATGGACATGGAGCCAGGTCTCCCGGCGTAAGTGGAACATGTTTGCGCTTCTCCCGCTCGGCGGCGAGTTGCTGTTCTAATCGCTCTATCTGTGCCGACCACGATACCTTGGACTCAATTCGTAGGTCGCGCTCTACTTGCTCTCGTATCTCCCGCTCGGCGTCGAGTTCGGCTTTGTGGGCGTCACATATTTTCTGTATAAACTCAGTCTCGCTAATTGACGATGGCCGACAGTTCCAGTAATCAAGAACTTTGTCCAAGTTCTCCGGCGTCCACTCCTGCCCAGTCGCGTGGGAGCCTTGCTCTTCTTTTACGCGGTCGTCCGTAGCTGGCGGCTGCTCTGGTTTTTGTGTCATAATTGCGGCAATTCTCTCCATTGCTCGCTCTGCCGAGATTGACATTTCAACGCCGAAGTATTGGTTTAGGATTTCGCGGACTCCATCTATAGGCTCGCTGCGCTGCGGTTGTGCGGCTGGCTCAAACTCATGGCCGCAGGATTGACACGCTCCATCTTCGCTGTCCCGCACCCTGTCACATATTGGACAATGGCGGGTAGCAGGACCCAGCGCGTGCCCGAGGAGCTTCGAAATCTGGATCCGAAGCGAGATCGCTGTCGGCTCGTTGCTGTCACGGCATTGTTTGAGCATCGCTTTGAGGCCCAGCCGCAAATTGCGGTTGAACTCGCGCTCATCGGCTATTTCGACCACCATGGATTCGATCTGCTTGCTCCACTTCTCCTGCTCTATGCCGAACAACCGGATATCTTCGATCCTGGCTTTGCGTTCAGCTTGGAGCAATTCAACCAGTGGGATGCCGCTGATTGGTGGTTTGTTTTCGTCGCTCATAAACACAGAT